GGCCCCGGCGTCGCCCATCTGCGACGCTTTCTTTGGCAATGCGGGCGATTTCTGGAATGGCTGCGCGCAGTCGCGCATCGATCTGCTCAGCCACGCCCATCTGTGCCCCACGCGCGTCGATGTTCACGGTTACGCCGGTGCCAGCACCACTATCTCGCCCATACCCGGCCGCCTCACGACGGTTCAGCACCCGCTCGCCACGTTGCAAGATGGTAGGGACTTCATCCGGCCTCAGGCCCGCCCAACCGCCTGAATGCATCCGCGGCGCCGCGGCGAAGGCCAAGGCTGGTACGTCTCGGCGATGGCCTGACAACCCCACGATGCCACCCGCATGGGAGACTGCGGCTGTCAAAGAGCCTCCGCCGAAGACACCCGAGAGCGCAGAGGCCAGCGGACCCAAGACCGCGTTGCGGAACGCCAGTGTCGCAAGATCGGCGAGGATCGAGGAGACCAACGATTTGAAGTCGAACTTGCCTGTGGTGACAAACTGCCGAAAGGCGTTCTCCGCCGAAGAGAAGGCCGAGGTGAGCGTCTCACCTAGCCCTTTGCCCCAGTCCATCGCGCCCTTGGCATAATCAGCGAGGGATTTCGTGACTTGCGCCCAGCCGGTTGCAGCCTCTTCGGCCGCGGCTTTTGCCGCGCCGCCGGCTCCTCCTGCTGATCGGCCAGCGTCTTCAAACCCGTCTGAGAGCGCACCAGCCGCCGCGGCCGCGCCGTTCAGCGCGTCTTCGCCCTCGGCACCCGCACCGGTCATCGCCGCCCTGAGGGCTTCCCAGGCTGTCATTGGGCTTGAGGCTGCCTCCGACAACATGCCGGCCGCCTCGCCAAACCCTGCCGCACGCGATCGCGCAGCATCAGCCATGCCCCCAAGGAGGTCCGGAGCGTCGATATAGGTGGTGCCCATGGCAGCAAGGAAAGCATCAGCTGCTGCCGTGCCCGCGGCCGAGGCTGCGCCCTCAAACGGGTTGGCAATCCCGCCGAGGTCCACCGCCTCCAGCGTGCCGATTTTCAGTCCACCCTCGCCCATGGCCCAGTCGGGCAGGAGGGCGAGGGCCGCGTTCAGCCCTTCGATAAAGCTGTTGATGCGCGTGACCACCGCATTCAGCATCGACTCGACGCCACTGATAAGGCCATTCGCCGCTTGGTAGGCAAAATCCCCGATGGCCTGCGGCAGCGCGCCCCAGATTGCCTTCACCGCATCAAAGGCGCCTTGGAAGGTCCCGACCGCAGAATTGCCCCAGCCTACAACAGCCGCCAGCGCCGACTGCAGCCCATCATAGATTCCGGCTTGCGCGTTCGCCCAGCCTGCCTCAACGCGAGACCAAGACGCCATGGCTGCCAGCCCAAGGCGATCCCAGGCCTCTGCCGCCACATCGCGCAAGAGGCCAAAGGCGGCGCCAACCCCGCCAACTTTCGCGACCAGTTGGGTGAACTGATAAACAAGTTCGCCAGCGCCCACGATCAGTGCGCCGATCCCGGTGCGGATCAGGGCCCCGCGCAGAAAGACCAGCGCCGCGGCAAGCCCTTTCACGGAGAGAGCCGCCGCCGCCAGACCTGCCACCCAGCGTCCTGCCATCAAAGTGGCAAACGTCCCAGTATAGGTTGTGATGCGACCAAGGTTCTCGAGCACGGCCGTGAAGGCACGGTTAATCGGACCGCCTGTCTCGGCAAGGCGGACAAACCCCTCGGCAAGGGCTGTCACCGCGGGTGCGAGTGCCGCGCCGATCTGATTGCGCATGCCCTCAAAAACCTGACCCACGCCAACGAGTGCCACCTGGGTCCGCCGCAGGGCTGTGAGCGTCCGCTGGTCCAAAACCACGCCCAGTCCCTCGGCCCGCTCGCCAAGCCGCGTCATCGCAGCACCACCGTTTTGCAAAAGTGGGATGAGGCGTGTCGCATCCGAGGCCATCGCCTCGAGATAAAAGGTCATCTCCTGTTGGTTGACGCCCGCCTTCTCCAAGCTCGAGACATAAAGCTGCAGAGCCTCAGGGCCTGACAGCTTCGCAAACTGCTCTGCCGTGACGCCCACCTTCGGGGCGATGTTCTCGAAGAAGTCCGCCATCGGGCCGCCGCCCGTTTGCAGAAAATCGCCAACTCGGTCGTTCACGTCCTTCAGGATATCGGCGAGCTTTTCTTGTTCGATCCCGACCGTGCTTGAGGCCGCCGACCAGCGTTGGAACGCTTCCGGCGCGGCGTTGGCGATCTGCGCAAATTGGTTGATTTCATTGGCTGCCGCGACCGTCGATCGCACCATGGCGCCAAGCGCTGTCGCCAAGGCGGCCGTCGCCGCGCCAGCCGCCACCCCAGTGCGGCGCCAAAAGGCTTCCATTCGCCGATTGGCCGCTTCCATCTCGCGGCTCAGACGTCCAAGACCACGCGCCCCAGCCTCGCCAACGCCTTCGAGCTCGGCACGAACCTGCCGTCCGCCGGTCGCAGATAGGCGAACGGAGACCTGTTTGGTGGCCATGTCGTCAGTTTCCTATGGTTGGTGACATCGTTCGCGAACTGAACGGTGTCATCGGGCAGCACTGGTCGTGGCCCGTGTCTCTTCATTGATCTTTCGCACCATGACCGCCTCCATCGGGGGCAGGAGCTCGGCGATTGCCAAGGCAGATATGCCCAGCGCTCCGCCGATCTGCAGGGCTGCACCCATGTCCCAGCCGATGACCACGGTCCCCGCGACCCGCATCTGTCCGCCGAGGCGCTGGACCAGATCCCAGACCTGCCAGCCCTCCACAGTGTGCGGTGCGTTCAGCCGAGCCGGGCACTCTGGGCATGGGCCAGCGCAGGCTGTGCAATAGTCTCCGCCCCCGCCGAAGTCCCATTCGGCAAGAGCGGTGAGGCGTTTTTTTCCGCGTCCAGGATCATAGCGCGGGCGACGTATTTGGTCTGGAAGGCCTCAAAGATCGGCCAGATGTCGAGGAGGGCGTAGATGCCCTCGGGCGACACAGGCAGCGCATTGCCATCCGCGTCGCCAACACCCTCCCAATCGGTGACCACGATCCGCGCGACGGCCTTGGCCATCACAAGTCCGATGCTGTCAGCGTCGATGTCTGCCAGCCCAGGTTCGGTGCTTTGGGGCAGTGTGATCAGACCCTGCGCGTCCTTGCGCGCGGCCATCATGGTCGCGGTGGTCAGGGGCGCGACCTGCAGGCGCACGCCATGGCCAATGTCGAGCCAATCTGGCCCGCTATTCAGGTTCAAGCGCAGCATGTTCAATACCCCACAATCGTGTTGGTCAGGACGACCGTGCACATCCGCCCGGGATCAGCAGCGAGCGCAGCCTGCCAATCGAAGGTCGCCTGAATGCCTTGTGGCCCCGCGATCTCCACGCGCGGTCGCGGCAGATAGACGGCATGAGCGGTGAGTTTCAGCCCTACACCCCCGGCAACCGCATACTCGAACTCCAACGTGCAGGCCTCGCCGTTGATTGCTTGGGTCACCAGAGCCTGATCTGCAAAGCGCACGGCGATATTGCCAGTGAGCGCGGCAATCGACGGGTCGGCACCCTCGATCTTGCCGTCCGCACGGATCGTTTCCACCCGGTCGAGGTTGTTGGCATAGGTGATGTCCGCCGTGACCACATTGCCGATCGGCTGGCCGTTGCGCTTGATTGAACCGTTGAAGTGACCAAAGCGCGTCAGCGCCAGATCCGCCAGCGTGCCCGCCGTTGAGGTCGTCGTCGCGGTTTCGCCCTGTGCGATCACGCGTGCGGTCGCTGTCAGAAGCCCGGAGCGCCCCATCTGCCAGCTTAGACTGTCGAGCTTGCAGCCCGCATACATCGCATAGCGCGGCACCTCCGGCATGCCGGTCTCGATGGCAAAGGACGGTAGGTTCCAGTTCCCGGACTGAAAGGTATGGGTCTTGGTGGTCGTGCCGCTGGTCGTGGGGGCTCCAAAGGCAGCCTTGAGCCAAAAACCGATCGAGGCCGCGTCGATCGGGATCACCACATCGCCGTCGCAGGTCACCGCATCCTTGATCGGCGCCAGCGGATCGCGGCCGTAGCCCAGGAGTTCCGAGGCCAAAAGTGGCTGCTCTGCCCCGAGCGTGGTGCTGGCGAACGGCATCCGCGTGAAGCCGCTTGCAGGCGGTGTGCCATAGGTCGTCTCGAACGCCAGCGCCATCTGCGCCCGCGCACCTTGGGCTCGTGTCATCGTCTCTCTCCGTAATTGTCAGGTGGTCAGGCCAGCGCGTCGCTGGTGGCGTAATGCAGGATGATGGGCACGATCCCCGCCTTAATGGCGACGGCACCGTCTACGGGCAGATCGACGGGTTCCGGCGCTTCGGCTTCGACCCAGTCGCATAGGCCGCGTAAAGTCCGGTCGGCCGAGATCACCGCACTGATCTGCGCCGCGAGGCTGTCAAAGAACGTGTCCCGTGCGGTGCTGCTTTGCACGATTACTTCGAGCTCGGCCCGGTGTTGGTAGTGATACATGAGCGGCGACAGTGTGACGCCTGGCTCGCCAGGATTGCCGTCACGCAAAATCATCATGCCTGAGGCTGGGATCCGCTCGGGCAAGACCTCGCCGCGTAGCACCGGCACATGGGGGATCGTGCGCAAGAGATCTGCGAGCGCGGTCAGTATGGTTTCGCGAGGCGTCATGCGAGTTTTCCTTCCACCCAATTCGCCACGATCGCGCCCGGGATACGTTCCTGCGCGGCCTTGGCATCGCGCGCCAGGTCAAGCCGCTTGCGCAGCTTGACCTGTGGCACCAGCAGGAAGATCGGCACGGTGGTTGCGCCACGCCCCGTTTTTGACCGCGAGCCCACAGCGAGGCCTCTGCTGTTCAGCCTCCCCTCGGCCACCAGCAGGCTCGGGCCACGGGGGCGATAGACGAAGCGCAACCGGATGCCCCGACGGCGTTCCCATTCGCCCGGTGTGATGCGCCCACCGCGCATGGATTTGCCCGCGGCAGGTGTTGGGATCGCCAGCCAGAAGCCAGATTTGGAGCGGATCAGCGGGCCTTCTTCATGCGCACCAATGATCAAGGGCGCGTTCGACCAGACCAGTGCTGCGGCATTTAGGCTGTCCTTGCCCTTCGGAAACTGCTCGGAGCGGATGGTGCGCGCCAGCCGCGCCCCGAGGCCTGCTCCGGTGATCTGGCCGCGCCAGGCGGTCTTGAGACTGCCCGCTGCCTCACCGATGGCCTTGCTCACGGCGCGTTCGCCCGCCTCGATCTCTGCGACCATCATCGCCGCGAGATTGCCGGTGATGTCCATGCCGATGTTCACGCAAGTGCGGCCTCGATGGTCCAGATCAAGCGATCCCGATCGCGGATCGGCTCACCCTGGATCAGGAAGGTTTCGTCACCGATGAGGATCTGCTCGTCAGGGCGGGGCGCAGGCAATTCTGAGACGCGCACATCAAAGCGCATGGTCTCTGAGACCAGGCGCGCTGCCCCGAATGTGGTCACATCATCATTGCGACGCATAATTATGCGGATCCGGGTGAACTGCCCTTCGCTGTCACGATGCCAGGCCTCATGGGTGAGGTTCGGATCGGCGAAGAGCAGATCAACTGCCACGGCAAAGGCCGTCATGGCTCAGCGTCCTCAGTTTGAACTGAAGATCCGGATCGCAAGGCGTGGGCGCTTGTTCACCGGCAGGATTGAGGCCTCGGTCATGAGATCAATCCAGCGCCCCTTGGCGTCCATCATCTGCCGCGCGTAAAGCGGTAGGCCCACGGTGTTGGCGGTCTCCAACAAATTGGCCGGGCCGCCATAGGTGGTGAAGGTGTCGAAGGTACCAAGCGGGAAGGCGATCCCTTCTCCGGCAGGGATAAGCCGCTCTGAGGTGCCGTTCGAGAGGGTGACGGAGCCGTTGTATTCCTCAAAGAGGATGCCCGCGAATGGGAAGGCTCGGCGCATGTCCTCGCGCAAAGGCTGGCCACCGGTCGCGGAGAAGAATTTGTAGGCTTCTTCGGTCTTGGGGTGGCTGATCAGCTTGTCGAAGAATTCGGAACTGACCAGTGCGTGCGCCGTGGTCATGGTTTCGCCGAGAAGGCTGTCCTCGATCCCGCGCAAGGTCGTCCGGACCTTGCCCTGGATGTTGGTGCCGGCAGTGCCAAAGACGAAGTCGACCGAGATCTGTTCGATGCCGAATTCGGTGAAGTAGTTGTAGAGCGTGGCACCCGCGCCGTCCTTCACGATGCCTCGGAGCGCGTTCATCTCCATGTATTCGCGGGTCTGGGCATGTTTGCGGCGCATCAACGTCAGCTTGCGGTTCATCACCTCGACCAGCGGGTCGGCTGCGTCCGACAGGCCCAGCGCGGGCATGCCCTGAATGTCGGCTGGCAGGATCACATCGTCATGCGGGATCCAGGGCAGGGCGAAGCTGCGCATCGAGCGGGCTTCGCGATTGCCCACCGTGGCAGGTGCGCCGAGGGGAACGGAAGGCAGGAGGCTCAAGACTCCCTGACGCTGTTCGATCACGATCGAACGCTGAGTGACCCCTTCAAAGCGGAAGAGGCCGATCTGGCCCAGGCGGGTGTAAAGGTTGGGCAGGATGTTGATGGCCTGCGTCATCTCGGCGAGCGAATAGCCGCCCGCGTCAAACGGATTGCGGGTGATGGTCATGGGGAACTCCGGGGAAAGGGGTGATGCGCAGCTGCGCGAGTGGGATCAGGGGCCGATCAATCGGATCAGGCGGCGTCGCGCGGGACGATGCCGATCGCTGTCAGCTGGGCGTGCTTGGCGGCCTTCTTGGCTGCGTCATCGACACTGGCGTCGAACACGAGCGCGGCTTTTGAGACGATGGCGGGGCCACGCAGGACGACGATGCCGGTCGTATCAGCCGCTGTCGCGTCTACCTCGTAAAGCAGGACAGCGGCCGTGTTCTGCGCGCCGTCAGTGCCAGTGGCGGTGCTGAACTTCATCTTGCCGCTTGCGGTGACGCGGCCCAGCACAGCGCCGACAGGGTAGCTGGTGCCGGCCAGCAGCGTAACGGTCTCGCGGGTAAAGTTGGGGTTCAGCTCGTATTTGAGGACATCGCCCATGGTGGGCGGTTGGGTCAGCACGGACATGGGCAATCTCCGAAGATGTGGGGGTCAAAAAGAAATCCCCCGCCGGGGAGGAACGGCGGGGGATCAGGTGGGCGGTCAGCTGCCTGGGGGCGGGCGTTCAGCCCCTGCTGCCCGCCGAGGCAGCCTTCTTCGCGGCGGCCACGATTGGGCTTTCCGCAGATTTGGGCAAAACGGGCGAAGGTGGGGCCGCGACGATGTCGCGCGCATCTGCCGCTGCGGCGGCCCGCTGCAGGACAAGTTTGCGCAGGGCCTCCGGTGCGGTGCCCTGGCGGAGCGCCTTCGCCGCATCGATCGCAATGCCGAGCCGGCCTGCTTGCGCCGCGATCTCTGCGATCTCCGCTGCCGACTCGCGAAGCTGAACTGAGAGCTCTGCCAGGTTGCTGGGCTGCGCAGCGGATGGTGTGTGCATAGGTGCCACGGCGGCGACCGGTGCGGGGTCGGCTTCCTGCACGACACGGGCATCATCCTGGGCGTCTGAACTCTTGCCAGCGCTCTCCAATGCGGTGTCTTCTTTGTTAGTAGTTTGAGCAGTTTCTTCTGCGGCGTCTCGAATGGCGCTCATGGCGGCCTCCTTTGGTCGGGGATGGGTTGCGCGTGGCACCCGCACGGTGGGGAATGGTGTGGATAGGCTCTCGCGGAAATGGGCAAAGCCCCGGGTGAGGTCGATCACCTCATCTGCCAAGCCAGCGCTAACGGCATCCGTCCCGCGATAAGTCGCGGCTTCGGTCGCCAGCGCCGCATCCTGGCTCAGCCGACCAGCGCGGCCTGCGGCGACAGTCTCGGCGAAGAGGAACCGCAGCACATCGATCTCGCGCTGGATGTCGTCCCGCACGCTCTCGGGCAGCGGTTGGTATGGATTGCCCTCGACCTTGTGCTGTCCGGAATGGATCAGTGTGACGTGTACCCCGTCCTGATCCAGTTGGCCGCTGAGGTCGGCATGCATGACCACAACCCCGATGCTGCCCACGGTACCGGTGCGCGGCAGAAGGATGCGATCGGCTTGGGAAGCCAGAGCATAGCCTGCCGAGAACGCGTGCTCGGCCACGAAAGCCCAGACAGGTTTGGTAGCCCGGACGGCGCGGATCTGATCTGCCAGGTCAAAGACACCCGCCACTTCACCGCCAAAGCTGTCGATTTCCAATGCAAGGCCGCGCACGCTGGGATCCTTGGAAGCTGCCTCGATCTGCGCCGCGATCCCCTGATAACTGGTCTGGCCCGAGGATTGTCCGATCCAGGATCCGCGATGGATCAGCACGCCCGAAATCTCGATCACGGCGATCCCATCGACGATCGGGTAGGGCGCGTCTCCATTGTGCTGGATGCGTTCCGCCAGCCTTCCGGCGAGAATACTCGCGCGGGTTGGCAGTGCGGAGGTACCAGCTGGTGCCTCGTCACTATCCGCCACATCGACGCGCCGTCCGAGGATGCGCGGCCCAAGCCCTGACAGGAACGCCATGGCCTTGGAGGGTTCGACCAGCAGCGGCGTATTGAACGCGCGCGCGGCAATCCGTGCATGGAGCATCAGGGTTGGTCCTCATCAGCGCGGGGGAGATCTTCCACATCATCAGCTTCATCGTCGGTGTCTGGTTGTTCTCCCCTGGTCGGTACGGCCTGGACGCCTTGCGCGGGCGATCCCGGCCGGCGGAAATCAAGCCCCAGCGCACGCTCGCGTTCCCTCTCCGCGGCAATCTCCCGATCAACCTGCTCGGCGTCGTAGCCGCGCTCGGCGATGGCCTGAGTGCGAGATTTCAGCCCGGCCTCGATCTGGGCGATCTCGGCATTGGCGTCTTTCAGCGGATCGACCCAGTCCCATTTCGTGGGGAGCCAATCCGCGGCCAGCATGCGCGAACGTTCGGCCTCGTAACCGGACAGGGGTAGCGTGCCAGACAGCACCGCGAGATCCAGCCAGCGCGCGTAGACCGGACGGCAGAGCTGATAGACCATCACCGAATGCTGCCAGGCTGATACGCGGCGGCGGAACTCGATCAGCGCAAGGCGCGAGTTCGAGAAGTTTCCCTTCACCATGTCATTGGCGAGATAGGGATAGGGGATGCCCAGCGCTGCCGAGATTTGTAGCAGCGTCCGGTACTGAAACGGCTCATAGGTTGCCCCGCTATCGGCGGGTTGACCGACCGTCACATCCTCGCCGGGGTCCAGCCGCACGATCTGGCCCGGGCTGATCTCCACGCCTACGGGCATTTCCTCGTCGTCCAAGGGGGCGAGCGGGTTCTCCGGGGCGGGCGATGTCACGAACATTGCATACATCGCCGCGACCTTCTTCCGGTCGAGTTCGGCATCATCATACTGATCGAGCAAAAAGAGCTTTACGATCGCTGGGGCCAGTTTTGACACGCCGCGCAGCTGGCCACCTTCGACGGGGTCGATCACGTGGATTACCTCTGAGGCAGGCACGCGGGCAATTTCACCCGAGAGGCCCGGATCAGTGCTGTCGCCCGGGTGGCGGCGGAAGAAGTGATAGGCGACGCGTCGCCCGATCCGATCGAACTCGATCCCCTGGCGTATCGCGTTTCCATTCTGAGCCACGCCTGTCTCATGCAGCGGCAGCATCTCCGAGGGCAGCATCTGCAGTTGAAGTGGCACCGTCAGTCCGTCCTCCACCCGCCGTGGCCGGATCCGGACAAAGACCTCACCCGCCAGAAATACCTCGCGCGCCGCCCTGCGCTGCAGCCCGTAGAAGTCCGTAAGCCCCTCGGCGTCAGCCTCATCGGTCCAAGCAAGCCACAGCCGCTGCAACTCTTCTTTTCTCGCGGCATCTGTGAGTTTCGAGATCGGCTTGATTCCGTCGCCCACGGTATTGGCGGCCCAGCTTTCGACGGCATTCATGGCATATCCGTTGTTGCGCACGAGCCAGCGGGCACGTGCGGTGATATCCGGGCCTGATGCTGCGATCAGCGCATTCACATGCGCGCGCGTCGCCTGGAACCCGCGTAGCCGCCGATGATGCTGTCCCGCATCAAACCCGCCGATGAAGGCGCCAAGGCGTTGCCGCCAGTTCATCACAGGTCCTTCACGGCAAAGGGGCGCAGAACACGGCCGGCGCCGCGCTCGACCTTGGCAATCCGCCGTTCGATATCGCTGATTGCGGCTGCGAGTTCGGCGTCAGTGCCGTAACTTACGGTTTTGCCGTCATAGCTCACAGAGCGCGTGCCGCTGTAGCGCGCGGCCATGAGCGCGCTGAGGCGGAGTTTCAGATCGTCGAGGGTCATTCGTCATTCCATGTATTTTGGCGTGCTGATCTGCCAGCCGCGCCGCCGTGGGGCGCTGATCCGCCCGGCTTTTGGTTCGGACGGTTTCTCGGGCTCGTTTGTTTGCGAGGTGACAGCCGTCTCCACGCCCGCCTGCTTCTCCAACTGCCGCCACATCCGCTCATCAAAGCGGTCGGCCCCAAGGATCCAAGCCGCGGCCCGGGCATAGACTCGCGTATCCAACGCCTCATTCCGCTCGCGCATCTTCTGCCATTCCTGGCGGCTGTAGCCCCGCCTGTCGCGGATGGTGACCAGTTGTTCGGCCACCAACTGCTTGAGCCATTCGCTGTCCGCCCAGTCGGGCAGGTGGATCGTGCCAGCGGGGTTGGGCAAGCCCAGCGCGCGAGCCTCATCCGATGGCCGTTCGATCCTCAGATAGCGATAAGTCTCCGCCTTGAAGGTGGCGGTTGCTACGGTCCAGAGCCGGGCCCCGCGCTTGAGTTTTCGACCATTAACCGTCGCATCAACGAAAGTTGGCCCCGAAATCGGTGTCGCCCGGTTGAAGCCCTCGAGCCCTTTCACAGGCGCCACCTGCGCAATGCCCTGCGCCCTCGCCCAAGCGTAGACGGCAGAGGTCTCATATCCGGTGTCGATCGCCAGCTTGGCCAGTGGCATCACGGCGCCGTTTTCATGCGCCCAGGTCTGTCCGAGCAACGCGGTCAGCCCCTGCCAGCAGGCAGGGTCATCCGGTCCGCCCGAAATGACGATGTGATCAACCAGCCAGCTTTCCAGACCTCGACCCCAAGCCCAGACGTCGACCTCGATCCGGTCCTTTTGGACGTCCGCCCCTGCGGTCAGGAACAACCCACCCATGGGAACCTGCGCCGGGAACGTTTCTCGCCGATCTGCCAGCCGCTGCCATTCTGGTGCATCTCCGCTTTCAACCCAGGTTTCGCCGAGAAGCGTGTTGCGTGCCGCGCGCAGCATCTCGTCAGAACCTTGCGCGGCCAGCCAGTCCCGCGCGATCTGCTCCCAGCTTTTCCAGCCAATCGGCGAGTAGAGTGCCGAGAGATGGAAGCCGATCGCGTTGGGATCAGCACTGGTTGCCGTCGCTCGCCATTCCCCACGCGCCAACATGTCCGTCTTGTGGTGCTCGGCAATTTGCCGGTCACAACCCTCGCAGGCGTAGGCCGCGGTTTCCGGCTTCCCCTTGTCCCAGCGCAACCGTTCAAACTGCAGCCATTGCATATGGCCGCAATGCGGGCAGGGCACGAAATACCGCCGCTGGTCGCTGGCCTCGAATTCGCGCTCGATGCGCGACAGCCCTCGGATCGTGGGCGTCGAGACCATGAAGACCTTACGCCGATGAGCGAAGGTGGTGGTCCGCGCCTCGGCCAGCGTGACCGGATCGCCTTCTTCATCTGCTGAGGCCGGATAGGCATCGACCTCGTCCAGAAACACATAGCGCGCGGGCATCGATCGCAGGCCCGTGGCCGAGTTGGCCCCCGTCAGTACCAGAATGCCGCCCGGGAACTCCTTCGACAGCATTGAGTTGCCCGCATCCCTGGACCGCGCAGGCTGCACGCGTTCTTTCAGCGCCGGGCTATCCTCAATGAGCGGATCGATCCGCCCCCGAGATGTCCGCTTGGCCATCTCGACCGTGGGCAGCACCGCCAGCATCGGACCCGGCGTATGGTGGATCACGAAGCCGATCCAGTTGTTGCCGGCCTCCGTGGCCCCAACCTGCGCGGCCTTCATAAAGCTGATGCGCTGCGCTGGGTGCTTTGGCGAAAGCGCATCCATGATCTCGCGCAGATAGGGCGCGCGCGCCGTCCGATACCGCCCCGGTTCTGCTGCCGCGCGCGATGACAGCCAACGATGCTTGTCCGCCCACTCTGACACCGTCAGATCAGCATCAGGCCGCATCCCTCGGCGCCACACACGCAAGATGTCCTGGGCACCGTCAAACCCGAGATCGAGGCCGGTGGTCAGATCGTGGTCATCTTCTCCTTCCCTGTCATGCAAGCGAGACCCTGAGGTCGGCCAGGGCGTCGAGTTGCTCTCGGACATGGGTTTCCAACACCCTCTGCAGGATCGCAGTCTCGATCGTCACGGGGTTGCCCGATGCCTTCTCCATCTCTGCGGATAACTGCGCGGCCATGAGTGCTGCCACGCGGGTGGGCCAGGTGACCCAAGTGTCGCGCTCCTGGCGCGCAAGGCGAAACACCAGCGTCTCGGCGTGCGCCCGGTCGACCAGCACGCCCTTCTTCTTCTGGATCGAGAGCTGCCGTTCCTGCGCCTGGTAAACGGTCAGCGCCGTACGGGCCTTGATATAGGACGTGCTATCGCCGGGGCCGGAGATGGCATTAGGAGCCATCGCTAAGCTCTCACTACCCGCACCAAGCCCGCCCCGTGAACGTATCTGCTGATCGGGATCAGTCATGCTGCCGCGCCGCGCATCCGAGGCGGCGGCATTGATCGACCCGTCGGCGAAGAGCACCAGCCGCCCGGTCTTGCGGGCCTTTTGCACGGCCCCGCGCGAGAGGCCCGCGTGCTCGGCATAGGCGCGTTCAGACATACCTTCCATGGCGTTTGGACTGACCTCAACATATTGGAAATAAACAGGAAAATCGATCTATTTGAGTTGATTACACTCCCTGATCGAGCGATTCATGGGTCCAGAAAGCGGGTGCATCGCACCTTGCAAACACGGATCGGAGAGAA